CAAACATTCTGGGACAGCTTCACAGAAGTAATTGATGAAAAGTTTAGCTATCCAAACTCTGCATTGATCGGGATATCTGTAGACAGCGAGCTATACAATAAAATACCTGCAAGAGGCTACGAAATTGAAGGCATGATAATACAAGTGCCATCAAACTATGATGCCCTAGCGCGTACTTATGATGGTGTATGGGATGGTACGTTTACTACAGCATATTCAAACAATCCCGCTTGGGTGTTTTATGATTTAGTTGTTAACTCTAGATATGGTTTAGGCGACTACGTATCAGCAGATCAAATTGATAAATTTACACTTTTTGAGATTGCACAATACTGCGATGAATTAGTAGACAATGGCGATGGCAGCACAGAACCGCGATATACTATTAATGTCTATTTACAGACAAGAGAAGAAGCTGTAAAGATGTTACAAGCCTTGGCTAGTGCTTTTGCTGCTATGTCGTTCTGGGCAGCAGGTAGCGTGACATTAACGCAAGACTCACCAAAACAAGCAACGGCACTATTTACACCAGCAAACGTCATTAACGGCGTGTTTAGTTATGCCGGGTCAAGCTCTCGTACTCGATCAACAGTAATTGCTGTGACTTGGAACGACCCGCTAGACCTCTACAGACAAGCTGTAGAATACATTGAAGACGCGGTAGCAATCGAAAGATTTGGCTTTATTAAAAAAGATGTGATTGCATTCGGTTGTACGTCAAGAGGTCAGGCGCATCGATTCGGTAAGGCGATATTATTTACCGAATCTCTAGAAACTGACACAGTAACATTTAGCACTGGGCTTGATGGTTTAGCTATTGCACCAGGTGAAGTCATACAAGTATCAGACCCGGTTAGGTCAGGCGATAGATTAGGCGGCAGGATACAAGCGGCTACTACATCATCATTTACGCTAGATGCGTCGGTAACTATCGACAGCACATCTGTTTATACCTTATTTGCAATGATGCCCGATGGCACAGTTGAAAGCTCGACAGTCACAACGTCAGCAGGTTCGACAACGACTATTGCAGTCTCACCGGCTTATAGTGATACGCCTTTATTGCAGTCTGTGTGGGTGCTAGCGTCTACATCAGTTAATCCGCAGAAGTTTAGAGTAATATCTATTAGTGAGGATGGTGTTAACGCATCTATAACAGCTTTAGAGTATAGAGAAGACAAATATTTAGCGATAGAAAGCAATATAAAGCTGACACCGATACCGATATCGACACTTAGAAGTATACCTAGCGAAGTATCAAGTATAGTCGTAAACGAAGAATTATTATTAATTACGGCTACGCTTGTTGGTGTGCGTATGTCTGTTAGTTGGGTAGGCGATCAAGGCTCACGTTATGAAATAGAATACAGACCTACGAACGGAAACTGGAAAAAAGTACAATCAGATACTACGTCAATTGACATAGACGGTGTGACAGCGGGTACGCAGCAGATACGAATAACAGCTATTAATTCGGTAGGGTTAAGATCGCAGACCGCATCTATATCTAAAATAATTTACGGACTTACAACGCCGCCAGTTGATGTAAATAATCTACAATTGCAAGCGGTTAATGGAAGCGCTTTTCTAACTTGGGATGAAGCTACAGACTTAGACGTTATTGTAGGCGGTAAAATACAGATAAAACACACAACAGATATTGTCTCGCCGTCTTGGTCCAGCAGTACAGAGATAAGCGGCATTATATCTGGCACGACTATTGCAGCTACGTTGCCATTGATCGCAGGCGTATACTTAGCTAAATTTATCGACAGCACTGGCAATCAAAGCATAAATGAAACGGCTGTAATCACTAACGCGCCTAGTGTGTTGGCTATGAACTTTATTGCAGAGCTTGATGAGCCAGGATTTACCGGCAACAAAACAGGTGTGGCAGTTTTAAATAATGCTTTACGACTAGACTCAAAAAATACCATTGGCGAGCAACAAGGCAACGTAAGTACATTCCCGAAACTATCGCTATTGGGTGGAATTGGCTCAGTAGGGACGTACACTTTTAACGATGCGATTGATCTAGGGTCTGTCCAAACTTCTAGAATCACTACAGCAATGTCCGTCACAGCTTTTGATGCTGATGACTTGATAAGCTCAAGACCTCTTATAAGCACATGGACAAGCATAATAGGCGATTTAATTAACGATGTAGATGCAACGCTATTTGTTAGAACGTCAGATGATAATATTACATTTACAGATTACAAGACTTTAGTTGTAGGAGATTACAAGGCGCGTGCGTTTCAGTTTAAGTTACAGCTAAATAGTTATTATCCGACACACAATATAAGTGTAAATAGTCTATCTGTGATCGTTGATATGCCCGACCGAGTGGCAAGCGGTGAAGACATTGTAAGCGGAGCAGCTACTAAATCAATTACTTACCCGTTCACATATAAAGTAATTCCGGCGATGGGCATTACGGCACAGAACATGCAGACCGGCGACTTTTACGAAATATCAAACAAAAGCACAACCGGCTTTGATATAATATTTAAGAACTCAAGTGGCGCAGCGATAAGCAGAACATTTGATCATATTACGAGAGGGTTTTAACGATGGCACAAGAAGATTATGTAATTGCAGATCAAGCGGGGGTTTCATTTTTAGCTGACTTAAATAACACACTTGCTGCAATAGTATCAAACAACAGCGGAGCTACTGAGCCAACAACGATGTATGCTTATCAACTATGGGCAGACACTAACGCGGGTATTTTAAAGCAGCGCAACTCAACTAATAACGCATGGATTGATATTCTTAGATTAACCGGGATAACTTCTGTTGACATAAGAAACGCACCAGCGGGCGGGATTGGAGCATTTAACGTACAAGCAGCATTGAACGAGCTTGATACTGACAAGTATGCAAAAGCTGGCGGTACGATGACTGGTGAGCTAACAATAAATTTAAACACACCTTCGGACGTTGTATACAACAACGGTCACATGGAGCTAATTACAACTAACGGTTCAGACGTATCCATGGGATTTCATCGAGGAGGGCTTTCAGCTTGCCAACTTAGGCACGAAAGCAACGGCTTAATACTAAGCGGAACAGAGAGAGCAAACCCTGCAAATTTTTTAGTTTTAGGATCAGCGTTTTCTGATGCAGCACAATCAACAGCAGTCAACGCATTAACACGCAAAGATTATGTGGACGGCTTAAAAGTTATATCTAAAGAATTTGAAAGCTCTGAACAAACTATAACAAGCGGCGGATTGTTATCTCTAACACATGGATTAGGCCAAGCTCCTAAAACATATCAGTTAGTTTTAAAATGTGATAACGCCGGTGGTGGTGATGGGTTTGATAACGGAGATTTACTTTTTGTTGATTTAGGTAGTGTTAATAGGATGAACAGTATTTATTTTACAGCGACACAAATCTTTTTTAGGTTTACTAACGATAGCCAATGTTGGCAGCTAGGCCGAAAAGACACTGGTGCTGCGGCTAACATAAACAATTCACGATGGAAGCTAATAGTGAGGGCTTTTGCATGAAAACAATGAAGCATTATGTAGATAAAGACGGAAATTCATTGGGATCTTTTGAAGGTGGCTTACCCCCAAAAGGGTCAATTGAAGTTCCTACCCCACCTAACCATGGGTCAGACATTTGGAACGGAAAAAGCTGGGATGCTGCATTGCCAACCCAATCACAATATATGGCAAGCGCTCAAACTGTAATGGATGCACAAGCAAAATCTATGGGATATGATAATATTTTTACTGGAATTAGCTACATTGGAGACCCGTTTAAACGCTTTAATGATGAAGCTGTAGCACTTAGAGCTTATCGTTCTAAAGTATGGCAGCATTCAAACGACTTAATGGCTAAAGTATTAGATGGTACAACAAAGCAGCCAACGCTTAAGGAATACACAAAAGGACTGCCGGAGTATAAAGCATGATTGATTTTATGATCAAATTTATAGAAGATGCATACATTGCATTAATTGTTGTTTTCATTGTACTAACTTCTGCAATGATTTACGTCTTTGTAATTATGCGTAAGTCGTTTACATCATGGAAGGCACGAGAGGGCAAAGGAGCGGCAGCCAGCGCGTTATTGGGGGTGTTTAGCATAATTGCACTAGCATTTATAATATCAGTCATAGGCGCGGTATTTGGAGCATTTAAAGCGAATGCACAGACAGATATGAACGGCACGTTCTTTAATGACACATCTGTATTTATGGGCATAGATCGCACAATTAAAGTCTCCCCTCAGTGCGTACAAGGCGGGACAGATGACAGGCTAACATCTAACCTTGGCATTAATCAGAACGTCTTTAGGACGCAGGACAAGACCCATGCAATTGATTTACGCTACACTCACCACTCTTGTGTGTTTGGCAAGGACAGGAACGGCTATGATGCTTTAGGTCTGCATTACGTATGGACAATCATACAGCGCTAAATTATAGACAAAAAAAGTCCCACGTTCTAGTGGGCAAAATCGGAACTAAATCACATTACTAATAACAAAAAATATTCAATAAAAAAAGCGTATATTTGTCGTTCGCAGTATTGCTAAGACAAACAAATAATAATATACATTTTCTTGTGCGTCAATAGTTAATATTCGGTTTAAGGTTATACATGATTTACCTGTAATTATTTGGTACTAAGCTTTACATTTCATGATTACGAGACATGTATTAATACAAGTGCTAGATTTAAATTCGGGATCTATGCACAGCACAGCGTTAGTTTTGGCGGTCACCGTCAGACCGGGTCTTCTTAAGGATAAGTCTCAACCCAAATTTATTCTAAAATGGCAAATCAGTGCTAAAATCAACTTCAACATCTTTAACAGGGGGCTGGTACTGCTGATGTGGCGCTTGTTGTTGTCCGCCACTGCCATCGCTTACAAAGTCAAATGAAACTAGCTTACAAGCTAATTTAAAGCCCTTGCTACCGTCTGGTTTGTCCCACTCGTTTATGCATAAGTCATCCGCATAAATAACAATTTGCTTTCCTTTGGTCAAGTGCTGTGCGACCTTATTTGCCCTATCGCCAAACATCGCACAATCTAGCCACTGAGCCTTTTTGCTTTGACCGTAACCTACATCATAGACAGCTGAGAAGCTAACTAGCGCTGTACCGTTGTCTAGCTGTCGTAATTCTGCATCTTTACCTATTCTTACTAATTTATTTAGCATTGTCTGTTGCTCCGTTGATTCCCATTGAATGTGATGCTGCTTTATTGATAGCTTCTGAAAATAGTGAAGCTGGTAGTTTTGTTATTGCTTGTATCTTATAGTAGTTTAACATTGCTTGACCTGTAGAATTTATTTCTGAATTAGTCAGGCAGAACGGCACAAGCTGATTGTATTGATGCGATGAGATAACTGTCTCAGGCTTTGATGCTTGCTCTGTATGCTCGTTAGTGTCAGCGTCTTTAGTATCTTCAATTGCAAATAATCCATTGAGTGCGTATTTTCGTGAGTAGCTACTTGTCGCACCAGTAATCTGACTATCGTCCATGCCTTTTTTGCTTAATGATTCGCGTGCAAATGCTACAGATAATTCAAGTGTCTTACCGTCTTTTTTAAGCTCTGCTGTTGATTTAACGTATATGCGATCTCCTATCATAACTATGTCATCTGATATGACAACATAGCAAGCGTTAGCAGCAAGAGGAGCTTTAAGCGCTTCTAGTATATCTTCACAAGATCTGTACTTGTACTTGCCAAATGAGTTTGTTTGCCCCTTGGGGGCTTTTAGTGTTTGCTGAATATTTAGTAATTCGTTCATGATTATGTCCTTAATATTTTATTGTTATATTCTTAATTAGATCGTTAGTAATAGCTAAGACAACGCTTCTTGCATCCTCTTCGCTGAGATTAGCATACATCATCAAAGCTTCTTTTGCTGACTTTCTTACATTACCAACATGATCTCTGTCAGCTCTACGGCGTGCCTCAGCTTCGGATTTAGCGTTTGCATTATATTCTATTTGTCGCTTGATCTCTTCTCGTGCGTTATCTGCTGCCTCGCTTGCTATAGCTTGGTCATACTCCTTTTGAGCTTTGACAGCATCGGCTTTATCTTGCATAACTTTATCATCAATTAATAATGCAAACTCATGATCACGCTCAATCTCAAACGCTAGGTCTATTGCATCCTGCTTTGCTTTGGCTTTATCGCGTATAACTTTTTGCTCGTCAGCATGCAGATTAATCAATACAGTGTAAGGTGAGATTATATTTTCTAGTCGTATGCGAATAGTCTCCGCCTCAGTATCTAGCATCAATTTGTGAGCTGCTGACTGATCAATGCGTGATCTATCAAGCTTTTTAATTAACGCCTTGCCTAGTGCAGCTTTATCCTTTACATACTTGCGCTCAGGGCCGTTATTCATATCAACCCATAAACCTATGTGCTTTTGTGCGTCAGCCTCCAGATCGACTAAAACGGACTCTGTAGTTACTTCGCGATATGGCTCTAGTAATAATGTGCTCATGATTTAGCTCCTAAGTTTTGCTCTTCTTGATAGCGCTTGGCATAACCCTTGTCATACTCTAGACCATGCTTGCTGGTGTGCTTAACGCCGTATTTACAGTCGTAGTAGCCTTTCTCAGATGCAGTGATAGTATTATCGTGTCGTTGCATTGCTAGTCTCCTGATAGCTTACATGGTCGTTATAATCCATAGTGCTTGCCCAGCAGAATGCGATTAATATTACTAATACACAAACGATGCTTTTCTGATCGCTACTCATGATTTAGCTCCTAAAACAATTTCTAAGCCAGTCAATAGATTATACAAGCGCTTAGTTTGATCTATTTCTATATTAAGCTTGGCAATCTTAGCTTCTTGATCTGCTATCTCTGCCAATAGCTGTAATCTGTCGTTCTCTGTCATGATGTATACCTTGGTTAATTAATGTTATTTATTGCAATCAAAGCCGATGCCGTTTAGTTCTGAGCGTATCATTCCTACATCGCTGAATATCTCGCCAGTTGCTACGTTAAGAAAAGTCTTAGCCTTAGACATTTTTTTGCTGACATTAACAATAGCAGCGTAGCCGTTTTGTATTTTAAGCGCATTGATTGCAGCGATATCTAAATAAACACGCTCTAGAGTATCTTTAGACCATGCTTTACCGCCAACCTGTAGTGCGTTATCTTTAGTAAGTGTTTTCATGATGTAGACCTTGTAGTTGTTTGCGTTGAATTAATGTTTAGCTAGAATAGTCTTTTATCATCATCACGTCAACACTTATCTATATCTATTAGATATAATATTACATATTGATTAGATATACATATAGTGTTAAAGTAAGCACTTAATTAGTTACTAAAGAGAATATTATGCACAAGAAGTTAGCGCCCATGCCGCTCAATCCAGACTTATGGAAGTGGATAAAAGATAAGAATCAGGAAACAGGCAAGACGTACAGCGATATAGTGCGCGATGCTATACGAACAGCAATGGAAAAAGATAAGCGCAAAGGTAATAGGTGATATATGATTAAATTTAACGAAACATTTAGCTTTGAGCGCGACGAATTTTGCTGGAATCTGCACGAGAAATACATGGGCAAAGATAAGCACGGCGCAGACAAGGTGCATACAGACACTACGTACCATCCTAGCCTTAAATTTATATGTAATTACATTATAGACAAAGGTTGCGGCGATTGTGAGTCACTA